TACATGTTTGATATCACTCCACAAGTAACTAAAATTATTATTAATACTATTTTAAATCAAATTCCTGATAATGGTGATACTGTTAATAAAAAAATAAAGAGTATTGTTGAGCGCCTTAAATTAGGTGATTTAGATGCTAATATACGTAATAATTTAAGAGATTTTCCAAATGCAGGTGTAGATTTAACAGACCCAATTAAAACTTTATTACGAAAAATTCAAATAGAAATTCATGTAAATAGTTTAAAAGATTCAATAATAGATATAATTAAAGATACAATTAAAGATTCTATTAAAAAAATAGGTGAGATAGTTGGTGAATCAAGATATAATAATAGTTTAGCTAATATTAAACAAGGTATTGAAGCTAATATTACAAATAATATTGTTTTTGCGATTAAAACAGTATTATCTAAAATAATAGAAGGTATTGATCCAAAAGTAGCAAAAGATACAACAATTAATATGGTTATTAAGATGACAAGAGACCAATTAATTGGAAATAATCTTATCCCACCACCTCCACCAGTTACAACAAATATACGTAAATTACAAGAAGAATTGTATGGGGGAAATGTTGATTTACAAAATGCACTTCCTGCAGTTGTTCCACTTGTTGCATTTCCTGCAATTCCAGTATTACCTCCAATGCCTCCAATGCCTCCAATGCCTATTCGTAATAGATTACAAAATTTAATTAATACAACAATAGATGCGGTTATTAGAGAAAAAGTAAGACAAGTTCCTGCTTTTGTGGTTAATGCAGCAGTCCTTCAAGATATTCAAGATATTAGTTTTATGTCAATCATAATGGTAATTGCAAAAGAAAATATTATGCATAATAATAATAATATTGTTGGTTTAATAAATGAATTTGATAGACTAATAGCTGCAGGACTTATTGAAGGGGCAAATGCAGCTAATATTCGTCTAGGTAATATGGATCCTAGTAAATATTTTATGGCAATTATAACTATGGCAATTTATAATAATATTCCAGATAAATCAATTGCGGCATGTATTTCTAGTTTAATTTTTGCTGTAAGTGTAGGTGGTGCTGCAGGTGTTATAGATGATCTAGATGAACGTAATGTATTAATTTCAAGTACTGCTGCAATTAATGGAATATTAAAAGATTTATCACCTTCTAATACGATTTTAATATCATCAATGATAAATATGGTAATAAATGATATAGTGAATATAGTAGGAGTTGAAATAGAGCCAAGATTAATTAAAGAATCTCATCGTATTATAGTAGAATTTCAAAGATCAAGTGATTTTCAAGCTGCACCAGGACAAAACTTGGCATCTGAATTTTTAGAAAGAACTATTGGTAATAGTCAAGATAAGTTAACTGATATATTTAATCCAGGTAATATTCCTATCCCTGGAATTATTCCATTTAATCCAGGTCCAGGTGTAGTTATTCCTCCAGGAAATATACCATTAATTTTACCAATAGAACAATTAATAGGAATAACAGAAACATATGTATTATTAGCTAGTAATTTACCTAATATTATTCTCAATGCAAAACAAAGATGTATGTCAAATATAGATTTAAATCTTTTAAAAATTGCGAGTGTTGCAAGTATTGCAGGGATTGCTTATTATAAAATACCCGATTTTGAAAATAATTTAAATAGATATCGTGATTTTGAAGATTCTATTCAATTATCAAGTGAAATAGCATCTTACATAATAGATACTAATCATGAATCAGTTGAAATTGCAATTGTAGGAGGAGTTGCGGCAACAGCAGCGATGGTTATTGCAGATCAAGGTGTAAATAATGTTCAAAGAGTATGGGAATCAGTAGTTCCTGCAGTAAATAGAATAGCAGTGGGTGTTCCTGTTCTAGCTTTAGCAGCACCCCCTAATCCAGACATTAGAAACGAAGCAGTAGATGAAGCAATTAAGTTATTTAAATTAGGATTTTCATCTGAAATTGCAGTTATAGCAGGTGTTGCTAAAATTATTAGAAGTAAATTAACCCCGCCTCTAAATTCTGAAATTATTAGAATTGGTGTTAAACAAGCGGCTATATTAATGAATTTATCTACTGAAGAAGTAGAATTATTAGCAAATGTTGTATCATATGTAACAGTTACATATCCAGGTGCTAATAATAATATCGTAATTGCTAAAATAGCAACCCTCGCATTAGACTTATATAGAAGTGGTTTATCTGCAGAATCTATTCAAGAAAGTATTAGAGTAAATATTTATGGATTAAGTGCATATTTAATCGAAAGTGCATTAACGAGAGTAATACAAAGATTTATAGCAGTTACAATTTTAAGTGAAATATCTAATAATCCAGTTCCAAATCAACGTATTATTATTCAAATTGTTGATCAAAGAATTAATAAAATACAATATAATTTAGGTGACCTAACCAATTTATTTCTTAAAAATTGCAGTCCATCTAGTGAAAAAGTAAGAGAATTAGGTGATTCACCCAACGTATACTCAAATAGACTTCAATATACTACAGCTAGAACAATAAATTGGACTAATCCATATCAAACAATTATTTATGATCCACAGAATTTTAAAATAACAAATATGAATTATTTATTAGTTATATTATATGAAATTATTTTTAAAGAATTTATAACAGAAGCAGCTGGAGCACCATTATGGAATAAATTTCAAGAGCTTAAAAATAAATTCAAATCTAAAAATCCATCAATAAATGATGAAATTCGTAATTCATTATTATTAAAAATATTACATAATGCAATTATAAATAATTTTGAAGAAATATTAAATCTTGCCCTATTAACAACGTCTAATACATTAATTAATAAAAAATTAGATGAAGAAAATATATTAGATAAATTTGAGAATTTAGATAATGACAGAATATTAAATATATTAAAAAAGAAAGAAGAAAGAAAAACAAATAATAATCGTGTGAACAAAGAACAAAATTTTTATTTGGATGAAAATTACAAAAGTTCTGAACCAATTGATATTATTCAATGTGTTAAAATAGAAATTGATATTCTCAAAAAATTAAAAGAAAAAATGGGTATTAATATAAAAGAATATTCTGAATTAATTTTTAAATTAGGTATTAAAAATGTATTAAGAGAATTAAATGATGATACATTATATAAAATTAATAAATTAGATTTAAATCAATATATAGAAAAAAATAGAACAAAAATTAAAGATGCATTTAAATTTTTTGAAGATCAATTATCAGATGAAATTAAACAAAAAGAATTAGAGTTTTTTATTGATGATACAGTTGATATACAAATAAAATCAGATAATCCAGAATTTGTTTTTGATAATAATATTATTACATTACTAATGAGTAAACAAGAAGATAAATTAAATCCACCACCACCTAGATTAGCAGTACAAGCAAATAATATATGGACATACACATTTACATTTGGAGATATTTATAATGACCTAATAGATACCCAAGAAAAAAGTAATATATATCTTTATGAAAAAATTAAAACTAAATTAGAATATGTATTTGAATATATTATTTTCCCAGAAGTAATCGAATTTTTACAATTTCATTCAGAAGATAATTTAACTGATGTAATTACATATGATAATCTAAAAGAAAATCTCAGACCATTAATAGGTGATATTATAAATTATCATTTAAAAATAGACCCATCTAAAGCTAAAAATGAAACAATATCTTTAGATGATACATTAAATAAATTCAAAGATTTATTTATAAATTTATTACGAGATAGAGATAAAATAAGTATTCCAGAAATATATAATGAAAAACTTAAAAATAAAATATTAGAATTTATGACTATAATATCTAAATATTATCTTAATGTATACCGTAATTATTTAAAATACGTATTCAATGAACACAAATATTCATTATTAGATGAAGTATTACCGTAATTTTTTTATGCACAAACGCTACTAGTCAAATTTGCCAGATATTAAGTAGAGTACTTAATATCGGCATTTAACGGTAACTTAACCAGTTTCGAATCCTATTATATTTAATTGATCTAATTGTTCAATAATTTCAATTGTAAATGAATGTTCTACATTATTAAAATCATATAATTTATTATCTGGACCATAAAATGAAAAAGTAATTGTAGATAATGTAGCTAATGGTTCTTGAAATGAACTACCTAATTGGATATATTGATCATATACATAATCATTTAATTCTCCTGCTAAATATAATTTAGCAAATGCATTTGTACTTGTATTAAAAAGATTAATTTGATCATTAAATGGTAAATCTGTTAACATTAATACATAATTATTTGGATTAATATTTAAAACTCGAGTATCAATTCTAGGTTGTGTTGCAATACCAATACTATTTTCTTGAATATCAATTTCATATAAATCATAATTATTTATTGTGTATGAATAAGATGTAATACTGTTCGAATCTCCAACATTATTAAATCCTAACACATTTCCAATTGTATTTGGTATATTAAATAATAATCTAGATTGAATAGGTACTAATAATCTAATTGCAGTTCCACCATTAGTACTATCAGAATTATCTGCATTAAATCTATCTAATTTAATTGTAAATGTATTTACATCAATAACTTCTTCTATTATAAATGTTCCGTTTAAATATTGTGCAGGAATATTTTCAGTTCCAATTACATTTGAAAGAGTAAGTGAATTTCCTGCTATTAAAGTATGATTCGGATAATTTATTAATATACGTGTAAATCCATCTGAATATACTGTTTTAGATTTAAATATAGCATTTGATAAAATTACATTTTGATAAAATTGGATAGAAAATGTATTTTGAACTTGATTTATATTTACAACAGAATAATTTGTATTATATGTATAAATACTGTTAATTAATTTAGATGAATCTATATTTGGTCTAGTTGTTTTATTTATTAATTCACTAAGTTGAGTAGCTAAATCAGATAATGAATAATTTCCAGATGGTACAGTAACCGAATAAATTGTATTACCGTCAGCTAAATTTTGCCAATAAAATAAATTATTTTGTGGATTTACTAATTTTTGAGTAATTGGAAATATTGCATTTATTAAATTAATTTGTGTAACATGATAAAAATTTCTTTGTAAATTTATTTGATAATTATTATTGTCTGGATATCCAGATATAGTATCTATAATTTTTATAATCATTATATTATTACCATCTCCAGCATCAGGGGGTGAATTATATGTTAATGGTGATGATAATGTTGAACTATCTGACAATGAAGTAACAGAAAATGTATAAAAATTTTCATTAATAATAGAATCAATGATTTGATAACCATTAATTCTATCAGGAGATATAGGATAATCTGCATTAATTTCATTTAATGGTATATTTCGAATATTTAAATATGCTAAATTAAATGAATATTGATATGTATATTCTATTTCAGCTTCAATATCTAATTGAATATAGTAATTATTTGGATCAAATGGATCGGTTGATGTTCTTCTAAAATAAACAGTATGTGTTTTATTAATTAAATTTATTGGATAATTTAATAAATATGTTCCAGAATTTATATTTCCAGTAACATTTGATATTTGAATAGTATATGTATTACCATCTACCATACCATGATTAGGTTGATTAATTCTAACAAATGATGAACCTTTTTGAAATATTAATCCATTTTTTATTTTAATATTTTTACTTGTAGCAAATTCAAGAATAAATTTATCTTCAATAGAATATCCATGATTCGGATGATAAACCGTAATAGAATTAGAATTAGATGTAAAATATAATGCATTTTGTAAATTATTTATTTTTTTGTCTAAAATATGTTTAGGTTGAGTATTTCTTAATCTACTATCAATATTAATTCTTGTTACTCTTGAATTAATATCATTATTATTATTATTATTATTTGTATTGTTTTCATTTAATTTTTCTTTATCAACAATTGTTTCATGTTTATTTTTTAATATATTATTGTTTATTGATGATGTTTTGTAATCATATTTTTTTCCAAATGTAGCTACAATATTTTCATTTATAACATTATTATTTAATTCTTCAATTGGTAAATTATTTCTAAAAAAATTTCTAGTTGTTGGATTTGCTAATTCTGGATTTTCTGGTAAAAATTCAATTGGATAATATTCTGCCATATATATTTTATTATTAATATAGTTTTTATATAAAAAAATATAATTTTATATAAAAAATACAATATATTTTCTTATTAAATATACTATCATTTTTGGTCTAAAATATATTTAACAAATAATACTAATTTATTTATTAAATAAGTTAAAAAATACAATAAAAAAATATATATGACATTTAAAATAATATTTTTCTAACATATTTTTATATACAATGAATTCAAATTCAGAAGATGCACAAAATATTCTTAATGCATTACAAAATGCAGTAAATAATGTTGATAGTGTTAAACAAGCAGGTGGTAAAAAAAGAAGATCCAAAAAATCTAAGAAATCCATGAAAGGTGGAAATGCTTTAGCCAAAATCCAAGAAGGTGGCAAACGCAGATCCAAAAGATCTAAGAAATCCAAAAAATCCATGAGAGGTGGTGCCGTAACTAGCGCTGTAGAACAAGAAGGTGGCAAACGCAGATCCAAAAGATCTAAGAAATCCAAAAAATCCATGAAAGGTGGTGCGGAACAAGAAGGTGGCAAACGCAGATCCAAAAGATCTAAGAAATCTAAGAAATCCAAAAAATCCATGAGAGGTGGTGCCGTAACTAGCGCTGTAGAACAAGAAGGTGGTAAACGCAGAAAATCCCGCAAATCCAAAAAATCCATGAGAGGTGGTGCTACAACTAGCGTTGAACAAGAAGGTGGTAAAC